GCGATCAAGAACTTCCTGTAATTCGTTTAACCATGCCCGTTCTTTTTTTGTCAAAGTTGCCATATCAGTTTTCCTTATACGGATTAATTTTATTGTGCAGTGTGTTGAACGACGCCCATACAACGTCGGTATACAATTCAGTAACTGGCTCAATTATTTTCCCGATTGCCCAGACAAAAATTAGAGGGGATATCGGTATCATCAATACGATAAACAGAATGAGAAACAAAAATTCTGTCGCCCTACTTTTTTGCGGATATTCTTTTCTGAATAATGTAGTCATTTCTTACCGCCCTTTCGGGCGGCCTCCCGACATTAATCGTTGTGGTAACTCATGGCTTCATTTGCAGCATCAACCGGATCAACCTCCCACCAGCAATAATTTGGTGCGTTTCCTTCAGGTGTCCACGGTTCTAATTCATTTTTTGCCACATTCTCATCGCCAGTAATTTTAAAAATCTGCTCAGAGAATTTTCTTGCCCACTCGTTATATTTTTCCGCATTAATGGCTTTCTGTGTATTTAACATAAATATACCTCCAGTTAAGGATTAAATTTTATTTACAGTGCTGAACTTAATTATTCAGATTTGGATTATGCTTTCTCTTCACGAAGTTCCGATTGTTAATTTGGCTCACAACAGCACCTTCTGAAAATTACCCTGATAGAAAGCCAGTACACGCTGCATAGCTTCGCTCTTCCGGCACTCGCTACAGATTATGTTCAGACGCCTGTCGTAGCGGCGTATTTCTCCGTCTGGTAATGACCAGATAAGATCCGGATCAACCACAGATGGTTTCTTCACCTTTGCCCTAGATAGTTTTTTGCGGGCATTTTGCCAGTCCTTACGAGCCTGTTCAGACGGGAATAACCCGTAACCAGAGTTGTATACATCGCCACTGGCAGCCAGCTCTCTGGTGAGAACGCTCATCAGATATCTTGTCGCACCTGTCTTGGCTTCCAGTTGCCGTAACGTCTCGCGCCCACTCCGGCGTACTAGTTCAACAACCTGCCCTTTAATTTTTTCCCGCTCTTCTTGTGTAAATACTTTTGCCATAAGCGCCTCCGGCAATCACTTTTCCGATACAACACGGCGGGAAGAATCAGTAATCTGTCGAACAATATCCCGGTGCTTGTTCAGCTCCCGCAGCGCGGCGCAGACTCGCTCCCACTTCTGAACATCACTTTTCGCCCTGCGCAGCGCCAGGTTTGCCCTGCGAAGGGACGGAAAAATCAGCTCATCTGCTTGCGTTTCGGTAAACGATGGCAACGGCTGCACAATGTCCGCCACAGTTTCTGTTTTAATTTCTTCCTGTGTTGCGGCTTCCCGGACTGGTAACGCAGCACCTGCTGGCTGAGGAAAGGCCTTACCATCACTTTCCGTTACCAGCGCGGCTTTCGGCTCTGCTGGTAAATTATCGCCCGGCATGCAGTAACGAAATTTACCGTTCTGATTAACGCGTGCCAGCCGCCCCGTTGCGGTTACCACCGCCAGCGTGGAAGCAACCTTGCGAGTACTGACACCGAACTTACCCGCCAGTTCCTCACACGTTTTAGCCCCATCCTGACCGATAAACTCAATCATCATGTCTGCGGTAACTTTTTGTTCGACCTCCCCGGTCAGCATATCCTGTGCTTCAGATTTTACTGGCCGCTCTTCGGTTACCCGGGATTCACCTTCGCCAGCCAGAAACCAGGTGTGACCAGTTTTATCAACGACGCCATTTCTTTTGAGTTCCCACAGCTCGTTGACAGCCTCTTCACGACTGATTCCAAGGCTGGCCGCCACTACCTGTGAAGAGGCTCTTTTCAGTGCTTTCAGTGCGTCAAATACGGTTTCCATTAATATTTCCTCCGACAAAATCGTTTCTCAGATTCAAATAAAACCAGCTGCCTTCCGGCGTTCGTATTCCTGTTTCAGCCGTTCAATTGGCGTTGGCCCTTGCGGGTGTTTCGCCCCTTCCAGTTGTCGTCGCACTGGCGGAACACTCATCCCGTTACCAACATGCTTTGCCCATTTCGTCAGTTGCCGTTCCGCAAGTCGTTTTAACTCACCCTGCGTCATCTGGCGCTCAATCCCTCTGGTACGCATTTCGAGGCAGATGTGGTACAGCACAGGCTGTGGCCACGGGTATTTATCACTCCCGTCGTATCGCCAGGATTCATTGCGCCAGCGCCGGTACTCTTCCATCACTGCATCCACCGTAAGACCAAATGGATTTGCCCCACTCTCCGAAATCAGTGCAACAAACTCAGCCAGGTCCGGGGGCCACGTTTCACCCGCCCGGCAGCGGTCCATGCACTGACGGCAGACCAGCCGGATTTGCTGTTCAGTCATCGCGCCAATCTGGGCAATCCAGAGCTTCGAAGGTGCGGCCCCGTTCTTCTGTGTCCAGCGGTTCGAATACACCTCCCCCATAAGCTCCCACAGCTTCCAGGCCGTTTCCGTTGCTGATAAATCCGTTGTCACGTTCCCACTGTTCGCGTGCTGCCCGGATTTCCTGAACTGCCCGTGATGCCGTGCCACCTGATGCTGCATGGCTTACCCCCTTGCTGACTGGTTTTACCTGTGCCCTGACGTGCTGCACGTGGCGGGCAAATTTCTGCTCCCACTGAACCTGCGTGAAAACCTTCCCCTCCGCCATCCAGTAATCCCGGAATGCGGCAAGCTCTGCAGGTGTAAATTCCGGCTCAGGCAGAGCCATACCCCACACTGCTGCCCGTTGTCGAAAATCCGACGACGGCTGCCAGACAGTAGTCATCGAAAATTTCCCGATCGGTTCGCTCAGGCCGTCCAGGTATTCAGGTTCGGCTGTCTGCAACGGCGCACCATGCGACTCACCGGTTGGAGCACTCTCGCGCATGCGCGCGTTATGTGTGGGGTTTAATTCTGTATCTGTATCTTTATCTGTCGTGACTTGTCGTGACATGTGCGTGACATTTCGTGACGCGCCGTGACAATCGCCATTTTGTTCCCGCTTTCTTTCCCTCTCACGCTGCGCCCTCTTGCGCTCTGCCGGAGATTTTGCGGTTTGCGAAATATTGCCGTTGTCCTCTTTAAGCACCTGGCGTTTTTCCCATCCAGTGATTAAATCACCATCAAGTACCCGCCCCTGCATCGTCTGCAAAATTGAATCAATTACCTCTTCTGTCACGTCGAGCGCACTTGCCAAATCTTCTGTCGTGACATCAATGTGACCTCGCGTGACATTTCGTGACGCGCTCACCAGGAGGTGGATATACACTGCCATCACTGTTGCAATTGGCTGCCCTGACACCCTGGCAATTGTTCGCCACTTAGGGTCATTTGGCATGTCATGCCATAATCTGAGCCAGGCGTTAGCCATACTCACCTCTTCTGATACCGAATCTTTTTACTCACGAGTTGCCGGAAGCGATTCGATATGGCTATTGTCAGTCAATGTACTGCCACAGCATTTCCTGCCGGGCCACCACGGTTCATCTGATTGAAACCGGCGATTGCCACTGCGACAAAATCATCAGCGTCTCTCACCAGTCGCTCCCGCGTCTCCACCAGCTCCCGAAAATAAGCTGAACTGTGGCTGCGCATTCTGGCCACCAGCAAAGGTGGCATTGCCTTTTCGATCGCTGGTAACAACGCCTGAATTTTTTCAACTGCATCAGGGGTGTCTTTCTCTACCCAGCGGAAAATTTTCTGGGTATTACGGGCCAGGGCTTCCGGATGGCTGTCGTCGTACAGTTCCGGGAACGTCATCCCCAGTTCGAAATAAGTCCGGGCTATTTCAGCTGCTGGAACTTTCTCACCGTCTGGATACGCCCAGGCATTCATTGCCATGCGGATGTGTTCATGCTTGATTTTCATGAATCACCCCCGCCTCTGGTTGTGTGTTAGCCTGATACTCGACAGGTAAGCCGTCGGTTGGGTTGGGATAAGTACTGCCATCAATCTCGTGCGGAGTTACTATCCAGCCTGTTGCTTCGCACCAGCGTAAAATTTTTTTCCCCGTAAGTTTCGCCCGTCCGGTAATGACATGGCTTACCATCCCTTGGGTTACCCCAACAATTTCAGCAAAATGCTTCTGAGTTATACCGGAATGATGCAAATATTCTCCAAGATTCATTGTTCACCTCATGTGATGTCATTACGATCATTAATAGCATTGTTATTTTTAAAAGTAAATAGCATTACTATTTCAAAGAGATTAATAATCTTATTAGAATTGAAGGTATGAAAAGAAAATCCCTGTCAGAGATCGACCTGCAAGCCGCCCAGAGACTGAAAGAAATCTGGACGGCGAAAAAAAATCAACTAGGGTTAACCCAAGAGCGTGCGGCAGAAATTCTGGGATTTTCGACACAGGGAGCTGTAAGCCATTATCTAAATGGTCAGACACCTTTAAATCTTGAGGCTGTTATCAAGTTCGCAGGGTTGCTGCAAGTTCCTCCCGAGTCAATCAGACCAGATATGGCCGAGTTGTTACAAATTGTAAGGATGTATCCCCAAGAATCTGGGGAGGACAATGTTGTCACTATATCTGCAGATATGGAACAATCGGAAAACGAACTTCCGTTTAATATAGACCCCATGGAGCGGGATTTGCTCCAGACGTTCAGGGCTTTCCCCAAAGAAGATAAAGAGAAAATGCTTAAGGAAATGAAGGAGAAAAAAGAATCAATTGAAGAAATCGTTGCGCGATGGCTAGCTGCGCAAAAGGGTCGTCGCGCCTAATCTGAGGAGGTAAAAACATGAGTACAGCCCTTTCCCCGATAATTTCTGAATTTGAAACAGTCGAACAAGAAAACAGCTATAACGAATGGTTGCGAACCAAAGTGGCAGCAAGCCTCTCAGATCCCCGTCCTGCAATTCCACATGACGAAGTAATGGCTGAAATGGAAAACCTTATTGCTCAATTAGCTGCAACGAACAGGAGTGAGTAATGCTGCCCATTTTATGGCTACCTTCTGCACGTGATGATTTACGTCAGATCGTAGCCTATATTGCTAAGGAAAACCCTCCCGCTGCACGTAGACTAAAAATACGCATTGAAACATCAGTTTTGTCACTTACTGAACACCCTTATCTGTACCCACCGAGCGAAAGAGTTCCAAGTCTTCGTGAGATAGTGACTCATCCTAACTACATAATACTTTACCGAGTAACAGCATCTAACATCGAGATCGTAAATGTAGTTCACTCACGAAGACAGTATCCAAACAAAACCTGTTAATCCTTCCTGTCAACAACCACCTTCGGGTGGTTTTTTTCTTGCCACGATAATAGCACTGCTATTTACATAATTAAATAGTATTGGTATTGTTCATTCATCAACCCACCCCGCCCCACAGAACGCCAGGCAATACTTCGAGTTACCCGGCAGTGGTCAGGGGTTAAGTAGCCAGCCCGAGGCGTATGAACATGACGGCGGGAACACTTTATATAACAGCGCAGCAGTTTTTTAGTTCCGCTACCCCGGCGTTAAGGGGAAATGAGGTCAGCATGGATACTATCGATCTTGGCAACAATGAATCTATGGTGTACGGCGTGTTTCCCAACCAGGACGGCACATTCACCGCGATGACGTATACCAAAAGCAAAACGTTTAAAACCGAAAATGGTGCCCGTCGCTGGCTGGAAAGAAACTCAGGTGAGTGATATGGATTTCGACACAATCATGGAAAAGGCTTACGAAGAATACTTCGAAGGCCTTGCCGAAGGCGAAGAAGCTCTCAGCTTCAGTGAGTTTAAACAGGCGCTTTCCAGCTCGGCAAAATCTAACGGCTGATAAGCGAAGCAGCACCGCGAGGAATCAGTATGCAGAAACGAGAACCCGTCATCATCTCGCCAGACTATACCGATGATGAACTTTATGAGTGGATGCGCCAGAAAATTAATGCAGCGCAGGATCTGAAATGGGCTAATGAAGCCAGGGCTAAGCAGGCTGAAAATCTGTCCGCTCTGGAGCAGGATATCACCAATCTGGAAAAAGCAGCGGCATTAAGCATTGCCAGAATGATTACATACCCGCGTTAATAGCTAACCAACGAAGCTAAGGTTGATAATTAAGGAGTTCTCCACGGGTGAGGTGGAGTGCGTGCGCCGGACACGGGTGAGCATCCGGCACTGACAGTTTACTGAAAGGATATTTCCCTGAAAAGTCAGACCATAACGCGAAAGCGCACGGCGAGGTAGCTGGTTCATAGATAGCCTGTCGTTAAATTTTCGTCGACCGTGCGCTTCCGGTTGTGGCAATCCGCGAAATGGCGCGGCGGTAAGTATGGCGGGGTTATTCCTTCCCCCGTTGAGGACACCGGGTTGTCAGGTTGACCATACGCTTAAGTGACAACCCCGCTGCAACGCCCTCTGTTATCAATTTTCTGGTGACGTTTGGCGGTATCAGTTTTACTCCGTGACTGCTCTGCCGCCCTTTTTAAAGTGAATTTTGTGATGCGGTGAATGCGGCTAAGCGCACGCGGAACAGTTAAAACCAAAAACAGTGTTATGGGTGGATTCTCTGTATCCGGCGTTAATTGTTAACTGGTTAACGTCACCTGGAGGCACCAGGCACTGCATCACAAAATTCATTGTTGAGGACGCGATAATGGAAACGTTATTACCAAACGTTAATACGTCTGAAGGTTGTTTTGAAATTGGTGTCACTATCAGTAACCCTGTATTTACTGAAGATGCCATTAACAAGAGAAAACACGAACGGGAGTTATTAAATAAAATATGCATTCTTTCAATGCTGGCCCGTTTACGTCCGATACAAAAAGGATGCTGGCAATGAATACAGCATTTGCACTTGTTCTGACAGTTTTTCTTGTTTCCGGAGAGCCAGTTGATATTGCAGTCAGTGTTCACAGGACAATGCAGGAGTGTGTGACTGCAGCAACCGAACAGAAAATTCCCGGTAACTGTTACCCGGTCGATAAAGTTATTCACCAGGATAATAACGAAATCCCGGCAGGTCTTTAAAACAGTTCCGTAATAAACATCCGATTTCATTCTTATATGCCAGCAATGGCAGGGATTTGTTCACCCTTAAATCTGTAATGAGGTAAAACAAAATGAGTAAAGTCTTTATTTGCGCCGCCATTCCGGACGAACAGGCAATAAAGGAAGAAGGTGCAGTCGCTGTAGCCACTGCCATTGAAGCTGGCGACGAACGCCGTGCTCGAGCAAAATTTCACTGGCAATTCCTGGAACATTATCCGGCTGCTCAGGACTGCGCTTATAAATTTCTTGTTTGCGAGGATAAACCCGGTATACCCCGCCCTGCCCTCGATTCCTGGGATGCTGAATATATGCAGGAAAACCGCTGGGATGAGGAGTCTGCTTCCTTTGTCCCGGTTGAGACTGAATCAGATCCGATGAACGTCACTTTTGACAAGCTGGCCCCTGAAGTACAGAACGCTGTCATGGTTAAGTTCGACACATGTGAAAACATCACCGTTGATATGGTGATTAGCGCGCAGGAATTGTTGCAGGAAGACATGGCAACATTCGACGGACATATCGTTGAAGCGTTGATGAAAATGCCAGAAGTTAACGCCATGTATCCGGAGCTTAAGCTGCATGCCATCGGGTGGGTTAAGCATAAATGTAAGCCTGGTGCCAAATGGCCCGAAATTCAGGCAGAGATGCGCATCTGGAAAAAACGTCGCGAAGGTGAACGCAAGGAAACCGGAAAATACACGTCTGTTGTTGATCTCGCCCGCGCCAGAGCCAATCAACAGAACACTGAAAATTCAACAGGAAAAATCAGCCCGGTCATTGCTGCCACTCATCGCGAATACAAGCAGACATGGAA